GTCTAGATGATGCGCTTGTTGGGCGGCTCGTTGGCTCGATCCGGGCCGGCATGACGATCGCCGAGGCGGCGCGCGACGTCGACGTTCCTGAGCCAACGGTCAAGCGTTGGCTGGTGCGTGGACGCAAGGAAGAGGGGTCGGTCTATGCGCGGCTGGCGGGCGATGTGGATGCTTTTCGGGCCGAAGTGAAAGAGCCGCTGGGTAGGGATGACCTGGTGCCGATGCTGGAGGTTGCCGCGCGCCGTGGCTCGGTCCAGGCGATCAAGTTGCTGCTCGAGCGACCGTGGGAGAAGAAGAGTGCCGACAAGCCTGAAAAGCCCGTCGAGCCGAAGGACCCGTTCGCGAACACGGACCAGCTCGCGGAGCGCCGGACCGCCCGTCGCACCGCTTGAGCTGGGCGTCTTCGCGGAGTTTTGCTCGGGCCTGACGCTCGACAGTGGCGCGGAGATGAAGCTGCTGCCGTTCCAGCGCCAGATGCTCGGCGACTACTTCGCCGGTGCGACGGAGTCGCTGATCCTGATCCCGAAGAAGAATGCGAAGTCGACGACGCTCGCGGCGCTGGCGCTGTTTCATCTGGTATCAACCCCGGACGCGGAGTGCGTGATCGCCGCGGCGTCGAGGGATCAGGCCACGATCCTCTACGACCAGGCGGCCGGTTTCGTTCGCCGCGCCGAGGGCCTGCAGTCGCGGGTCGACGTAAAGCGCGGCTACCGCGAGATCCGTAGTCGGCGCGACTCTGGCCGCATCCGTGTGCTGGCCGCCGACGTGGATACGGCGGACGGCGTGATTCCGACGTTGGCGTTGGTGGATGAGCTTCATCGCCACAAGAGCACGGAGCTCTACGGCGTGTTTCGCGACGGTCTCGGCCCGCGTGAGGGCCGTATGGTCACGATCTCGACGGCGGGCACCGACCATGATTCGCCGCTCGGGGTGATGCGCCAGGCGGCCTATGACCTGGGCGTGGTGCGTGATGGTGCGCATCGTTATTGCCGTTCGCCGGATGGCGGGTTTGCGGTGCATGAGTGGGCGCTGGACATCGGCGATGATCTGGCCGACATGGCGGTCGTCGAGACCGCGAACCCGGCGCCGTGGCATACGCAGGAGACTTTGCGTCGGCGCCATGATTCGCCGTCGATGACGGAGTGGCAGTGGCAGCGTTTTGCCTGCAACATCTGGACGGCGGGCGAGGAGTCCTGGCTCCCTGCGGGCGCCTGGGATGGCTGCCAGTCTGATCTTGGGATTCCTGAGCACCACGACGTGTATGTCGGGGTGGACGTGGGGTTGAAGAAGGACTCGTCCGCCGTTGTGGTGGCCGCCGTCGTCGAGGATCGGGTGGTGGTCCGCTCGCGGGTGTTCGATCCTCCGGGCAACGGTGTGGCTATGGACCTGGGGCACGTCGAGGCTCACATTCGTGGTCTGGCCGACCGGTTCACGGTGCGTGAGGTGATCTACGACCGCTGGTCGTTTGAGCGTTCTGCGCAAATGCTTGCCGACGAAGGGCTGTTGATGATCGAGTTTCCGATGACGAACGAGCGCACCGTTCCCGCTTCGACGAGGCTTTACGAGGCGATCGTCAGCGGTCGTTTGGCGCACGACGCCGACCCCGTGCTGGCTTCCCATGTTGCTGCGGGCGCTACTCGTGACACTGACCGTGGCTGGCGGATCTCGAAGGGCAAGGCGAGGCGCAAGATCGACGCGCTGATGGCGCTGCTGGTGTGCTTTTCGCGGGCGGACGCCCCGGCGGCGGTTGCGTCCGTGGAGTTCTGGTGAGGCTCCGCAAGCGCCGCACGCGCGTCCACTTCAAAAACGCAGACCCGAGCATCGAAGGCATCCTGATTGGGGTGGTGGCGGGCCACTACGAGCTCCAGGGCGCGCGCCTGGTCGCCAGCGAGCAGGTGCATGACCTCCCCGGCTCGACTCTTGTGCCGAAGGAGAACGTCCTCTTCCTGCAGGAGCTGTCTTGATACTCGCCACCCGTGAAGGGAACCGCAGCGTCCAGTCCCGCGACCTGTTCGCCGGCACCGACCGAATTCCGCTGCCCGGCTCCCAGGGCGGTGTG